GAGGACGCTCATGTGTTGCTCCTTTCAGGGGTCAGACGAGCGCGGGCAGGTTCTGCGGCTTCCGCTGGACCTTGAGGTCGTGCAGGATCGCCACGACGGTGCCAGTCGAGGTGGACGTGAGCTTGACCCAGTCGAACCCGGCCGACAGCTCAGACGCCGACACGGTCACGACGACCACGTCCTGGGAGGCGGTGGTCACGATGGTCGACGCGGCGGCCTGGGTAAGCTCCTGCCACACCGCGCCGTTGGTCGCCGAGACGTGGTAGTGGGTCATGGTCGCCAGCACCGCGGCGCCGGTCCCGGCCTGCGCGGTCGCCTCGGTCAGGGTCCAGGTGTCGCCGGCGGCGAGCACCCCCACGAACGTCACCGCGTCGGCGTCGCCCAGGTACACGTACACGTCGTCGGCGACGGGGAGGACGTTGAAGACTCGTCCGAGCCCTTCCATGCTCTGCTCCTTTCCCGGAGGGGTTGATTGCTCCGGGGTCAGCCCCGGCCGGGGGGTGAGTGCCGGCCGGGGCGCTACGTCGCCAGCTAGGCGCGGGCGGAGATCTTCACGAACGGCGACAGGGTCGCGCCGTTGTTCTTCGGGGTGATGGCGCTGTTCAGCCAGGGGCGGCCATCCACGCGCTCGATGATCCGGTAGGCGGTCATGTCGTTGCCGAACTTGTAGTGCTCGCTCGACTGGGCGCTCATCACCTGGCGGTCGCCGATCAGGTAGAACCCGAAGTCGATCAGGTTGATGTCGCCGGCGTCGCCGATGACCGGGGCCTTCTCGGTGAAGATGACCGGGCGCCCCAGGATCGTCATGGGCGGCCCCTCGACGCCGTTGGACAGCCACACCGGGCCGCCGCCGGTCCCCACCGTCAGCGCCATGGTGGCCAGCTCGGGGAAGGTGTCGATCGAGGCGACCCACACGGCCCGGCTGAGCGACTGGGGCAGCATCCGGGCGTACATCTTGATGATGTTCTCCCAGACGATGGTGTCGGCGGCCTGGCCGGTCTCCTTGGTGACGCTGATGGCGGCGGTGCCGTTGAGCACCCCCAGCGGCTCGCCGACCCCGGTCCCGTTGAGGAAGGCGTCGTCCTCGTAGAAGCCGAGCGCCTCGGGGAAGATCTGGTCGATGAGCGCCTGGAACGAGACGAGCGAGTCGGAGATCAGCTCGTTGGGGGCCTCGGTGTAGGCCGTCAGCTTCTTGGCGTCGAGGACGACCCGGCCGAATGAGGCCTGCGAGGCGGTCAGGGCCGCGCCTTCCTCGGTCCAGTAGCCGACGATGCCGCCGTACACGCTGGACACGTTCGAGGTGGAGTCGATCGCGGGAATCGGCACGCGGAGGGTCTCCATGGGGATGACCCGGGCGCGGGGCCGGACGACGCTGGTCTCCAGCGACACCCGCAGCAGCTCGCTCCGGAGGGTCTCGGGGACCAGGAACCCGCCCTCGGACGGCACGGTCGAGCTGAAGGCGTTGCGGACCCGCACCAGCTTGGCCTGGAGCGAGGCGTCCTTCTGGCGGTTGTGCCAGATGGAGGCGAAGTAGTCGCCGGAGCCCTTGAACTCCTTGTCGATGGCGGCCCCCATCGCCTGGGAGTTGTAGAGGCCGGCGCGGGCGTGGGCGCGGTCGACGACCTCGGCCGGGTTCTTGAAGCCGAGGTTGAGAGGGGCGGCGCCCTCGGTGTCCTTCTGCTCGCGCAGCCAGGCGCCCAGCACCCGCTGGGTCTCGTCGCGGACCTGGGCGGCGACGCTCTGGTCGTGGTCGTGGACGGCCTTGGCGTAGCCGCGGACGAAGTTGGCGAAGCCGTCCTTCTGCTTGAACAGCGCCATCATCTTCTTGGCGTCGGCGAGGACCTCCTCGAATCCCTCCTGGGTGGTCGGGATCGTGATGTCCTCGACCTTCTCGGGGGCGGTGGCGGTCACGGGCAGGCTCCTTCCATGATGGCCTCCGCCAGCTCGGCGATTGAGACCACGGACTGTGGCGCTTCCGGCGCCGGGGGTGGTGCCGGCGGCGCCGGCGCGTTCGCGTACACGTCTTGGATCGTGGCCGCGAGAACTTGGGGGTCGTAGCCGGCGGTCGGGTCGAAGACCTCATTCAGCCACTCGGCCAGCGAGGCGAAGACCTCGTCAGGGACCTCAACCTGATCGTCAACCAGCTCGGGTGTCTCCTCGACGACCTTCGCGGCCAGCTCGCTCGTTGCGGCGATCCTGACCGGCTGAGTGGTGGCCCGCTGCTGCCAGGACGCGGCGGCCTTCTGCGGCTCCTCGCCTTCGTCGTCGTCGCTGTCGGCTGTCTTGTCGGCCAGCCCAGCCTCGACGGCGGCCTCGGCGTTGTACCACTTGCCGTTGCCGTTGTCCTCGCGCATCCGGTCGCGCCACTCGGCTTTGGTGAGGCCGGCGCGGGCGGCGTAGATCCCGGCGATCTCGTCCGAGACGCCATCGAGCAGGTCGGCGGTGGTGCGGTGGTCGGCGGCGTTCCCGATGGTGAAGCCGTGGGCGTCGTGAATCATCATCTGGGTACCGCGGTTCATGGTGATGGTGTCGCCGGCCTGGGCGATGAAGCTCGCGGCCGAGGCGGCGAGACCGTCCACGATCACGTCGACCTGGCCGCCGTGGGTGGCGAGCAGGTTGTAGATCGCGGTCCCGTCGAACACATCGCCACCAGGCGAGTTGATCCGGACCACCAGGTCGCGGTCGTCCCGAACGTCGTCGAGCAGCTCGGCCACGTCGGAGGCGGTGATGCCGAACCATCCGCCGATAGCGTCGTACAGGCGCAGCACGGCCGGGTTGCCATCATCCTTGCCGTTCTTGCTGGACAGGAACACCTGGGGAGTCCGGTCAGGAGCCCCGGGCGGACGGGTCTCGTCGCGGGCACGGAGCACCGCGAGGACCGGGGTGAGGACCGCCTGGGGAATCAGGCGGCGGTTACGTGGCATCGGCAGGCTCCTTGCGGGCCGGTGCCGGCATGGCCGGCTTGGGGGTGGGCGGCCGGGTGTAGTCCATGTCCGGCAAGCCGAGGAACTCCAGCACCTGGGCGGCGTCGAACCCTTCGCTGATGAGCTTGGTCGCCATCTCCACAGCCGCGACCCGCTCGGCGAGGTCGGCCTCCCGGTCCTCGGGTGTCGGGTCGTCGTAGTCGAACTCCAGGTCAGTGACACCGAACAGCGGGAGGTAGTCGTGGTTGAGCGCGCCCTTGATCCGGTCCAGGCGCTGCTTGAGGACCCAGCGGGCGAACACGACCTCGCCAGCAGCCGCGTTGGCGCGGTTGATGTCATCGACGGCGCCGAGCATCGGCTTGGGGAAGCCGTAGGCCTCGCGGATGACCTCGCGGCCGACCTCGCGCAGCTCGCCGAACTGGAGGTCACGCATCGAGAATGCCCGGTCGACCCATTTGCCTTGCTCGATGACAGCGACACGGTGGGCGTTGCGGACGCCCTGGTGCTGCTCGCGCCAGCGCATCGTCATCTCGTCGAACTCGGCATCATCCAGCCGCTTCGCGACCTCGATAATCCCGCCGGGTGAGGCGTCGTTGTAGAAGAAGTTGCGGTTCCACTCGGCGCTATAGCGGGTCGCGTCCAGGTCGACGAGCAGGCTCTGCACCGGCCCCATGCCCCGGTAAGGGTCGAGCGGGTTGGGCGACCGCAAGAAGACCACTTCGTCGCGGCCGAGGGGGACCTGTTCGCCGTTGGGGCCCTTGTAGATGTAGCCCGACAGGTACTCGGTCGGATGCGGGACCGGTTCCATCTTGTCGGGGCGGACTGGCCACAGGGTCAGGGGAAGGTCGCTGCGCTTGTCGCGGCCGACCACCCACCAGGCTTCACCGACGAGCTCGACATGCTGGGAGAAGACCTCGACGAACTCCTGTTGTGGCATGAACGGGTTGGGCTCGTTCCACACGTCCAGCGCCCAGTGGCTGGTGACCTCGACGCGGCTGTCTTCGACGGGGCCGTAGCGGCGGCGCTGGTCGACGTGGCGGCGGTACAGCCGCCAGGACACACCCGAGGTGGCGTTGGCGATCCGGTTGACGATCTGGAAGAGGGTGCCGACGCTGCCGTACTGGCGCATCATCTGCTCGGCGTCGCTCTGCTGGAGGCTGGCCAGCCCGAACGAGCTGCGTTCGTTGACGTAGCGGACCGGTGTCCGGTTCAGGAGCGTCCCCAACGGCGACTTCACCGGACAAGCCCACTTTCGTAGGCCGCGTCCAGACACGGCCGGCAGATGAGATGCCCGCCACAGCCAGTCCCCTCGCAATGGATCGAAGCCACGATGGCGACCGGGTTGTCATCACACACGCCCAGCTCCTGCGCGGTCACAGGCTCCTCGGGGTCGCGGGTGATGCAATGCAGGCCACCCGTCCCAAGTGTCTCGAACTGGATGGTTTCCCGTGCAACAGGGGGTCTCATGCTGGGATACCGACGATCTCGAAGTAATGGGTCGAGCACAGCCCCAGCAGGCCCGCCTCGCCCCTGACGACGCATTTGCCGATCAGGCGGCCGTCACAGTTGCGTCGGTCGGCCCAGCAGTCGGCCGGGTCGTACTGGCCAACCACCCCCGCAGCGGGGCCGACGATGCGGGCCAGGTCGACCGTCATCGGCGGGGTCCGTCGTCGGCGAGGTACTCCAGCACCAACAGGGACGCGCCGACGGCGGCGAGGCCGGCGCCGAGCCCGAACGTGATCCAGGCGGCGGCGGTCAGGCAGCCGAACCCGGCGATGCTCATGGCGGCGGTGCGGGCCCGGCCGATGGCCACGACCAGCCGGGCTGCCGCGACCGCCAGCACCGTCAGCAGCGGGCGCCGCGTCGTGGCCTTGGCGGGGCGGGAGCGCAGACGGGCCAGCTCATCCTGAAACGCGGTCATCGTGCTCATAGCGACGCCCTCACGAAACAGTCCTTGGCTTCCAGGAGCTTGCGGAGGCCGGTGGTCAACTCGGGTCCATCGGGCAGCTCGGCGACCATCCGCTCGGCCAGCAGACCCGCCGGAGCAGAGATGCGACGCTGCGGCTCCGGCAAATGCGACCAGGCGAAGTACCGCATGATCTGCTGCGTCGAGGGATGCCGATCAGACAGGTCGCTCATGCCAGGAACCTCACTCGGGGTCGGGCACCCAGATCCAGCTCAGCGACCACATAACGCAAGCTGTCGCACCCGTGGTCGTGCTGCTTGACCGGCTGCTCCTTGGTCTTGAGATCCGCCCACACATAGGAGGACAGCTCCTCCTCGGTGCAGGTCGGCTTGTGCTCGTCGACCAGGTCAGGGTCGCGGAACACGCGCGCGCCCTTGAACAGAAAAAGCCGCTCGTCGCGGAAGCGGGTGTTGACGGCGTCGATGCCTTCCAGGACCTTCTTGACCGCCGGGGTCGTCCCCACGCCCAGGTTGTGCTCCAGCGTCGCCCGGTCCTCGGCGTCGTGATCGCAGATCACCGCCCGCGGCGTCGGTTCCGCCTTGGCGTAGGAGAAGATGTCGGCGGCGTGCTCATCCACCCGCCGGCGGGTCCGGTACAGCTCCCGATACAGGTACAGCCGCCCGTCGCCGTCCTCAGCCCAAAACTGGATCACGGTCGGGTTCGAGTAGCCGAAGTCGACCGACCAGTAGCGGGTCCAGTCATCAGGGATCGGGAACGGATCGATCACGTGGATGGCCGGGTCGAAATGGTCGTACACCACACCTTCGGCGGCCACCCACCGACCCAGGCGGAGCCGCTGGTAGCGGACGCCGGTGAGACCGTCGAGCTTGGCGATGTAGGCAGCGCCGAAGGTGGTGATCTCGCCTGTCTCGTCGAACAGCACCGGGTTATCGGTGTGCCGCGATTCGAGCAGGACCGTCTTGCCGGCGTCACAGCGAAGCTTGAGCCAATGGGTCGGCGGGCCAGGGTTGCAGTCGGCGAGGAGCTGCTGGTACGGCATCCGGCCGAACCGCAGGCGAGTGGTCAGGGCCTCCCAGTCGCCTTCGTCCAGCTCCGTCGCCTCCTGCACATAGACCAGGTCGTACTCGGTCGACATGACCTTGCTTGCTTTGTCCATCCCGCCGAGCATCACCGCTGAGCCGTTGGCGTAGCGGTACTGGGCGGGTTCCTGCTGGCTGCCGCCGTAGAACTCCATAACCCCGGCGCGCATCGCCTCGGGGATGACGAAGTTGCGCCAGGTCACCAGCGCCGACGCGGTCAGCGAGGTGAGGGTTTTGCGGACGAGCAGGCCACGCATCCCCGGGTACTTGAGCGCGGCGACATGAACCTTCTCCAACGCTGAGCGGCTCTTGCCGGTCCCAGCGGGGCCGCCGATGAGGACCTCGTCGTCGCGGCGGTGCCATAGCTCCTTGCACGCCCCCCTAGGGACGAAAACGTGCTCGGGGGCCGTGGTCGTCACAGCAGTGACCTCTGCTCGACCCGCATGGTCGAGCCGTTGACCATCTCGACCACATCCTGATAGGCGACGATGCGCCGCGGGTCCTCACGGACCCAATCGAGCTGCCGGGGATGCTCGGTGCAGAACGGCCGAGTGCAGACGAGCACCTCGTCGAGCGCCGGCTCAGGGCCTAGCTCGACATAGGCGACACCGCACTTCTCGCGCCACGTCGCCAGCGACGCCATCAGCTATCGCCTCGATGCAGCGCGACAACCACGAGCGTGGCAACGACCAGACCGACAACGACGAGAGCAGCCACCATCGTGCCCCACAGCTCAACGGCCAGCGCGGTCACAGCCAACCGTCCTCGTCGTCACCGCAGCCCTGGTCGCACGCTTCGGGGTCGTAGCCGTGATCACAGAAGTCGAACCCGCTCTCCAGCCCGCAGAGCGTCGTATCCGAGCCGTGGCAAAGATCGTCGGCGCACGGGGCGGAGCCTCCGAGCAGGCACCTCACCAGAAGGGCCATCAGACGGCGTCCATGTCGACGCCCTCGATGCGGTAGTTCAGCTTTCCACCGTCGACGTTGACCTGCTTTTGGGTCGGCCCATGCCCAGAGCGGTCCAGCAACGCCTTCGCGGCGTTCAGGCGGACCTGCTCATCCTCGGAGTCGAGCAGCTCGATCAGCGCACGAGCGGCCGGGTCGGCGGCGTCCAGGAGCCGCTCCCGCGCCGCTTTCTGCACCTGGGGGGCCTTCGCACCATGGGTCTCGCACACCAGCGCCCCCGGGACCGCGCTCTTGCGGCAACGAAGCTGCTCGGGTGGAAGATCCGGCCGTGCCCGAGCACGCTGCTTGGACCGTGCCGTGCAACGACGCTTGACGCCGTCAGGCTGCTTCGATTTCGGCAATCGGAGGTCCGTTCAGGGGACGAAGAGTGTTCGACACCTGAATAGTGCGTTCATCCTGAGTGGTTCGTCAACACCGTCAGTGGTCACGACCTGGAAACGCTACGGGCGGGTCCCCCCTCAGAGACCCGCCCGTGCCCTCTCCCCGGGCCGGGGAGACCTACCTCGACAGATGCTTGCCGCCAGCGACGACACCATTGTCGACCAGGACCTTGCGGCGCCGCGCCCGCCCGTTACGCCGTTCCCACCGGCGGGCGAGATGCCGCTCAGCGTCGGTAACAGCCGAGTCCAGGTGACGCTTGCTGGTGTGGCTGATGAACCAGCCAAGACCGAAGTGGTAGACCATCAGGCCCACACCCGCCCCGATAGCAAGGAACCCGACCGCGAACAACCCCAGCAGCGCGAAATGCCGCGCGATCTCCATACGCTGACCTTACCCCCCTGGCTGGCTGCGCGGGCCGGAGGCTACACCGCGGCGGAGGGCCGGGGGGCGCACTGCCCACGGCGTTCGACCACCCGACCCGCACAGCTCTATCCCTGTTCTACCGCGTCACAGCAGCCCAAGGAATCATCAGAGTACCCCGCTCAGTCTGGGACTGACTACCTACTCGTGCCGTACGACCGGATACGCTGTTCGCATGTCGAACACCGCACAATCAGGCAATGGTCGACAACCCGCATCAGCTCGTCCTATCGTTGGCAGGTCGTAGCATCTCGGGCAAGGAGGACCCCATGCCCCCAGGTCGACCGCGATCCTGGACCGACGCCCAACTCATCGAGGCGGTCCGGACCTCCAGCACCCGCCAGGAAATCCTCACCAAGCTCGGCTTCCGCTCCGGGGGCGCCTACACCTCCATGGTCCGCCGAGCCACCCAGCTCGGCCTCACCCTACCTCCCGGGAAGCCCCGCTGGACCGACGCCCAACTCATCGAGGCCGCCAAGGACGCTACGACCATGACCCAAATCACCGACCGGCTCGGCCTCCCCCAGAGCGGCCAGCAAAACCAGGTCCTACGCCGGCACGCACAAGAAATCGAACTGAAACTTCCCAACGGCTGGCACGAAGGACGCCGTTAGCCGTCCACCGGTCCCCCGTCACAGTCCTGGAGGGCCTCCAGCCGCTTCAAGATAGCCACCATATACGCCAAATGCTCTACGGCCATCGGCTGGTTATGACGCACCAGCGACTTCCACACCGAATGATGCTCGCTGTACCAGGCCCGCAACCTCGGACAATCCTCGCTACGGCCGATCTGGCTATGCACACTAGGATCGCCGGCCGGGCCCTGCTGGGCGATCGGAACACCACCAGCCAGGATCACCAGCGCCGCCAGCACGACCAGCGCCAACCGCAACCAGGTCAACGGCCCCGCTCGATCCAGTCGATCAGCCGGGCCGCCACCACCACGAGCACGAACCAGACCACCCCGCCGACCAGCATCCCACCAGCCCCCGGGACGACCGTCGCCTCACTCACGGCCAGCTCGTTCCCGGCGGCACCACCAACTCACCCGGCGATACCGTCGCCACATCCACCGCCAGCAACGCCGTCGCGCACACCCCCAGCACCAACGCCAGGACCAACAGCACGACCTGGAAACCCCGAAGCCGTTCACGCATTCCCGGAGTCACCGACGCCTCGGCAAACCAAGCGCGATAGCGAACAACGACACCGGCACCATCACCAGCAGCGGCCAAATGAACACGCCCAGGACCAGCCACGTCGCCGCCCACAACGCACACCAGGCGATCCACAAGATCGAGCCGAGGCTGAGCTGACCGCGAACGAACGAGCGAGTCTCATCACCCACCGGCCGCGGCGCCCACCCACGCACCTCATCAGGCAAGGGGGACCCTCCCTCCCCAACAGGCCAGGCCATCCACCCAGCCACCACCCCCGAGCGTACCCCGCGCGACCTCCGCCGCTCCACCCCTAGACAACCCCCCCCCACCCGGCCTACCCTAACCACAACAGCGCCCTCCCGCCGGTTCGCGCCGAAAGGAGGCACGCCATGCGAAGCAAACTCCGCGGCTACGTCTGGGGGTACAACCACCTCGCCGTCATCGCCGTCGTCGCCCTCGGGTTCAAATACATCTGGTGACCTGAGCTTCCCCAGCGGACCCGCCTGTTCCAGCGCCCTACCACGCCAACAGGCGGGTCCACCCATGTCCAGAATGACCGAGTTCCAATTCGAGGGTCGCGGTACGTTCCCGGGGGGCCCCAACGCGCGCGTGGCGAACCTGTGGTAAGCACTCGGCCACGAGCTGGGCGCCTGCCCTGCCCTGCCCTGCTCTGAGCTCCCCCCTAGGCCCCCACCCTGCTTGAGTGTTGCGCTACCCCACCCCATGCACTCATGCATATGTACTGCCCCTAGTTAATGCATAGTCTCATGCATTGCACCCTTGCATCATGCATAGGTGTATGGGAAGGTTATCTAAAGGAGCTGGCCCACAGCTCACCCCCAACACAGAGAGGACACACCCTCATGGCCGACATGTTCGCCAAGCTCCTGCACGCACTCGCCACCCTCCCGTTCGAGAACACGCCCGAGCTGACCGTGTCCCTGCACGTCATCGGCGAGACAGCTCGCTTCGTCATCACGGGGAGCTGACCAAGGTCGAAACCCCGCCCAGCGGGGTCCAGGCGTAAGGCGCCTGCTGACGAGACCACACACAGAAGGGAGGAGACGTGGCACTGGGCGTGCAGACCAGATGCGCCGGCTGCGGCCAGTTCATCGGCGCACGCCCAGACCACGACGACTGGACAGCGGAAGAGCGTGCCTACACCACAGACAGGTACGAAGAGCACGACTGCTCGCTCGACTGGCAACCCGACTCCGCCTGGTCGCCACGAGCAGGCGAACACGACGCCTACCTAGCGATGGTTGGCGCAGAGATAGAGGAGTCCGAACCATGCACGATCACAGCCGTTGCGACCCCGACTACCCGGACCACTGCCCAGCCTGCGGGTGGTCCTACGCCCACACCGACGACTGTCCCCAGCAACGAACCTAAGCCGTTCGAGCTGGCACCGGCGGCCACGGTCGCCGTTCGCACTATCACCCTCAAGGAGGACGCGCATGGACAGGCAACAACGTCTCGACCAGCGGCTAACCAACCAGCTCGAAGAACAGCGCATCAACCCGTTGTGCTGGGCAACTACCTCGCCAGCAGCGGACACCAGTCCGGGCTCTGGGCAGATGGACCTGGACGGCAACACGGTCGAGTCCAGCCCCGACCCTACCCCGGGCCGGTCGTTCGAGAGCCTACGCGGCCAGCAGCTCGGCCTGTCCGTGACGGTGCCACGCGCCTACCACTCCAAGGCGTGGGGCGGGACCGTGTCCGAGGCACCACTGGACTGGCCGCTCCACTGGACCGAAAGAGAGGACTAGCCGATGACACCCGACCAGCACCTAGACCGCTTGCGCCAATCCCGTTCGACGGTGGAGGCGAACGAGCGCACCTGGCGGGACTCGATCAAGGAACGGAACCAGCTCGTTCGAGCGGCCAAGCGCGCGGGCGTGCCAGCAGCCGAAGCGTACGCGGCGGCCGGCATCACACAGAGCACATACAGCCGTCAAGCAGGCGCTACTGGCAGCGAACGGCGGCGTCGGTCGCGCGGCTAACGACGGTCGCGGCGATGCTCGGCGCCTGGATCCAACAGGGACTCAGCTAGAGAGGAGAGCAAGGTATGGACGACGAGAGAGACGTAACCATCTGGTCGCACTGGCCCGGGGAATGGTGGGTCCTGGACCGTTCCTACCCGCTGCGTTACCTGCGAGACGTGTATGGCCGGGACCTAGACGTGCCCTGGTCAGACGACCGTGGTCGTGAGTATCGGCTGTTCGAGCAGGGTGAAGACCCGAACGGGGTGATGCGTTAGAGGGTGAGACCTGTCCATGAGGTGATCGTCATGCACCGTTACATCAACAGTAGGGAGGTACCCGCTATGGCTTACACCGTTCGTGCTATCGCTGAGGATTGGCGGTTCACGGGTGACCCTGACGCGCTGTTCGCTGAGCTCGTCGCGCAGCTTGGCCACCGTGACGCTTGCCTTTGGTGGAACGCGGCGGCGGATCTGGCGGCCGACATCGAGGACGGCTTGGCCTGAGAGGAGGATCTCGCTATGACCTACTACCGCAGTGGTCGTCGTCGAGCGCCGGCGCGTGCTCGTTGGCTGGAGCTCAAGTACCCGGGTCAGTGTCAGGCTGGTAACCATCCGATGGCCGCGGGTGACCATGGCTTCTGGTCGCCGGCTGAGAAGGCGATCCTGTCGTGCGACGACCTCGACCATGCTGAGGCGGCCGGGTTGACGCAGGAGGTTTGGCAAGGTGCGCCGGGCTCTGGCTCTTGGGTGCGGTCGTTGACCGGGGCCCGGGTGGGCCCGTCGACGGTGGTGTCTGAGGGCGTGTTCAGGTCGCGGCAGGAGGCGACGACCTACGCGCGGTTTGATCGTCGGGGCGGCTACGGGAGGTGCGAGGACGCGCCGTGCTGCGGGTGTTGCGACTGAACAGTCTGACCAGATGTTGAGTGTTCCGAGTAGGGAGGTTCCCGACGTGTTCGACCTAGAGAAGGCGCTCGCGGATTTGCGGCAGCGTGCCCGTTGGCGTGATGAGTCCGCGAAGAGCTACGCGGAGCGGGGTGACCATCACGCGGCCGCCTGGTCGTTCGGCGAGGCGGACGGGTTCCGCTCGGCCGCGTACATCCTTGAGCACTATCACCAGCCTGGCCACAAGTGCCGGGACCACTAGCGGGAGGACCCTCGCATGGTTGAGATCACGCACAGCAGGCTAGACGGCACGGTCGTGTATGGGACGGAGAAGGGGGACGGGTCGGCGCCGATCTTGAAGGGTGCCGGGTTTCGTTGGGCTCCGAGTTTGAAGGCGTGGATTGTGCAGCAGTCCCGGGATCGGGACGCGAAGCGGTGGAAGATTGACGCAGCGGCTGCTGGTCTGCGTGAGGCTGGGTTCGAGGTTCAGGTGTTGATTGACGACACGCCGCGGGATTTCGCGGTGGCGGAGGCGGACCGGGCCGAGCGGGTCGCGGAGCGTGCGGACCGGTTGGAGGGTGCGGCCGAGCGTGCGGCTCGTGAGAGTGAGGCGCGCTATGCGGCGGCAACGCAAGCGTTCGACTTGATGAACGGTCAGCCGATCCTGGTTGGGCATCACTCGGAGCGGCGGCACCGTCGGGAGATTGATCGCGCTAACTCTAACATGCACAAGAGCATCGAGGAGGATCGGAAGGCGAAGCATTACGAGCGTGCAGCTCAGGTGGCCGGGCGGTACACGGAGCGGCGGGAGTCGTTGCCGACGACGCTTCGCCGTATCGAGAAGCTGGAGGCGGAGCGGCGGAAGGCGGAGCGGGACCGGGAGCCGTGCCCAACGAGCGGACGGAAGGGCAAGGCGGAGAAGGTCGAGCCGGGCCGGACGATCACGTGCCCGGTTTGCTATCACGAGGTCGTGTTCGGTGAGGACTTGCGCATCGTGGAGCATGGCCGGCGGATCAGTGAGGCGCACGCTGAGCGGATCATCGGCGAGGTCGACGACCAGCTCGCTTACTGGCGTCGTGTGGTCGACGAGCAGCAGGAGGCAGGCGCGAAAGTGTGGGGGCCGGCTGATTTCCGGCCGGGTGATCGGGTCCTGTCGTGGGGCGGTTGGCGTGAGGTCCTCAAGGTCAACGCTAAGAGTCTGACGGTGCCGTCGGGGTATTCGTGGAATGACCGTATCCGCTATGACGACGTGCGTGGCCGTCGTGCGGCGGAGGAGGCGGGCCAGGTTGATCTGGTCGCGGAGGACGCCGACGACGAGTGCGAGGGGGCGGACCGGTGATCGCCCGACGGGTGACGGTGGCCGCCCAGCTCCTGGTGGCTGCTGGTGTGCTGGGTAACGTGCTGGTGGCGCTGGTGGAGGTGATCGGAGGGTAGGCCATCCACTAGACGGCGGGCCCTGGCCGGGTGCTGGGGCCCGTTCGCTTGTCTGGGTTACCCTGCTTGCCTTATCGGCTTGTCGCCGAATGCCCATTCGAATGGTCGTTGCTGATCCTTGCGTATGAGGTAGAACCAAGTTCGGTGTTCGGCGACTCCTGGTTTGGGGTCGCTAGCTGGTTGGATTCCTTGAGCGGTGTTGCAGGTGAAATCAGCCCAGACATAGACCACGTGTAAGCCGAGCGGCAGCATGGCGAGGTGTGCTTGCCAAGCGCTGATCTCGATTGTGAAGTTGGCGGTATCGCCGCGTAGGTCTGTTTTGGGGTCGACGAGCACAACCCGAGAGCCTTTGACAGCGATTAGGTCGGGTATCCATCGCCAGAGCACGGCGGGTTCTCTGCTGTCGGCTCGTAGTGCTACGCGGATTTCGTCGCTTAGGATTCCTTGTCCCCAGTCTTGAACGGTCCAGCCATGTTCTCTGAGTTTTTCTCTGACCGCGATCTCATGAGCGCGGCCATGGTGGAGACGGTTGGGTCCGCTCATCGGCTCAGCACCACCAGGTCGCGGTACAGCTTGAGCAGCTTGCGCTCGCGGCGGGCCCATTCGACCTGCTGGCCGGTGGCCTGCTGGGTGGAGTAGGTGACGATGATGCGGCGGTGCAACCTGAGGCCTTCGCTGGTGGCGACTGTGGCCATGCCGAACGCTAGATCCTCTACCTGGTCGGCATCGCGATTTTCTGCTGGTGAGACGATGAACGCGAGCTTGCCGTCGTCGGTTAGGTGCTCGGCGGTGTGTTTCACGACCCGCGACCAGGCGTCGTAGAAGCCGTCCAGGTCCATGTTGCCGAGGTCGTCGGTGCTGTCGGAGTAGCGGCCGGCGGCTTGCTTCCAGTACGGCGGGTCGAGTAGCACGAAGTCCACGCGTCGTGGTGCCTGCTCAGGCCAGCCGCTGGTGGCGTCGTGCTGGTGGATCGGCAGGGTCGGTGTGGATGGGTGCAGGTCGCTGGCCCAGACGCGGCGGCCCATGGCCTTGGCGA